CATGTTGTGCACGACGTGGTGCACGCCATCCGGGTACAGCTCACTCGCTTTCATTGAACTCGAAGTGGCAGATCAGGTTTGCCAGGCGAGCGTATCCGGGCGACTCATTGACCATGCGGACGCCGATATGGCTACCCATTCCGGTTGCCTGGATGCGTCCAAGCGTAAAAGTTGGCTGGCTTACGGTGGCTACGATATCGCGGGCATTCGGAGAAATAGGATCCATTCCAATCTCCACGGTCCATTCACCCTGGCATGTCATATCTAGACCCATGAGTGTCTTAGTATGGGCCGGCTTTCCACCGTCCAGGTATGGCATGATAACCTCTACCGGAGAGCTATCGTATAGGTTTCCGGATAATCCTCCATACACATAAACGCTATTACCTTCCTTGGCATAGACTTTACCATCCTTGGTAGTAAAATCGGTAAAGGAGTGACCCGGGTAATAAGTCGACCAGGCGGCTATCTGACTGCCTGGGAAGTATGAATAGACGTAAATCTTATTTCCAACGGCAAGCCAGTAACGTCCGTCATTCGGCTCAATAACGGATGCACATGCGACCTTCTGCGCTTCAGTCATCCCGGCCAGGTCTGCAAGCACAAGATTATCGATGGGCGTACCAACGTCGTTTACGACCGCAGAGTTAGACGCATCGCGTGCACGGATAGATCGTACGCCAGAGTCAGAGAGGTAGAAAACGTCGATGTCTCCCACTGAGATAACGCTCTTCTGACCTAGCGCACCGGTGTTTGATAGAACCTGCCCTTGTTTGTTATTTGCAGGATCAGTATCAATGCTCCACATTTGAACCGTTCTGCGAGAAAATGAAGCAACATTGCTTTGATATAAACCTAAGGCAGTAAGTATTTCATTACCACCGGAGTTATTGGACATGTTGATGAATCCTGCTCCGACTCCGTCTTGTCCCCATTTCGTAGGTTGATTAACTCCAGAGAAGAACAAGCTAGACGATGAACCAATGTGCGCCTTAGTTTTGTGAGTTAATGCTGCAATGGCCTTTGAATTAGTAACACGCGTTGCACCCCAATAGATTGGATTAGCTGAATCTAGTTTATTTGTAGCAATGAGAGTTACATTCTGATCTGGATAGAAGTATGCTCCACCAATAGTATAACGAACAACTTTTCGTGTTGCTATATGTTCATCAACTCCACCAGACATTAAAAAGATAGAACTAACAACTAGAGTACCAGTAGTAGCAACCCTTACTACCTTTCCATTTAGAGACGAACCACTTCCAGCCGTAGCCGTTAGGGTCAATTTACCGGATGCAACTGATGCTGTAAAATCAACAGAACCTGTATAATTATTTATCTTAGATGCTACATCGATCATTGTGTCTGTATTAGATACAGCCCAACGCACAGTAGAACCAAGAGCTTCTACTCCATCAACAGTTACTGATGTTATTGAATTATCAAATCCTCCCGTAAGCGTTCCTCCACCAAAGTTTCCAATGTATCTGGTTGGAATTGGAGACGTGTCGTAAGGACTGATAACATTATCTGTCGTTAAGTAATCGGTTGGGTTTTCACCAGGATCAGAAAGGTATTCAAATTGTATGGTCTTACCATTCATAGTAGATCCAAGTTTAGGGTCTGCTAAAATAGTTAAAGTAGCCGCATCTGCACCGCTCCATTTATGATAATTATACGTTGCTGAATAACCGTGATTCGCAGTACCGGCATTGATTAACGAACAAAGCGTCCAAGCAAGACGAGGCGCTGGATCGCCATGACCAGGTCCATATTCCGGAACAGTAGTTCCATAGATAGGAGAACCAGTTCCAAGTCCAAATATTTCTACACCATCAATATACAATCCGGTTATTCCAGGAAGCCCTGCAATGGAATAACCTCCCATATATTTATTAGCAGATGCGCTTCCGCTTGATCCACTAGTTATTGAAAATCCACCTTTAGCAAGAACCTCTGTGACTGGTGCAACGTATTCCTGTAATACGGAAGTAGTAACATAAGGACTAAACGCCGTCACCTCTGGACCGATTGAATAAGATGGGTCGAAATCAACACCAAGTGGAGCAGTAACATCAATATAACCATATGAATTAGATGTTCCATTTGATGAGGTAGCAGACCATTCAGCAGTTGATGTTGGTGCAGAAAATGTTTTTCCATTTATTTGCCATAGGATTGTGGAGCAAAACCTATCCCAAGGCGTAGCCGGATAAGTAGTTCCTTCTTGCATCCAACTTCTAGTAGTTCCTAAATAAAAATCTGAAATAAACTCACCATCAAGATATGGAATAATATCTCCATTGTCCCATTTAGTTATAATAAATGTTTTGCCTCCATATAACGTGCTGTAAGGTACTCCAACTAATTGTGGCGCAGGTTGATATGGGAAAAAAGTCTGTCTTGGGTGGCTAAGATATTGTACATAAAGACCATTGTTTCCATATGCACCAGATCCACCTCCGCTGGCAAAAGTATAGATTTTATCGGACGTGGCCTGTAGTCCATAAAGCGGACTACTAAAAATATTTGGATTTGGTGAATTGATTAACTCAAATGCTTTACGTTTTTCAATCTCTCCACCGCGTGAGATATGTGCATTATTAAGGGTCTGTAACGTACCAGGCTTAGCGGTCAACGGATGACGACGCGTATCGAGGCCGGCGCTGAAGTTCTCGACGACAAGGTATGCCATAGAATTAGACTCGGTCGCTAGGAAGGATCCGCGCGCCGTTCATGGTGCGATCCTCAAATGAGGGGATGCCTCCACCAAGAGAGAACACGTCGGTTTTGACGCCCTGCCCCTTGAGCTTGGTGTAGTGGGCCTGCGCGGCCTGGAGCTTCCCGCCGGCATCGGCGGACTTGGCTTTGGCCAGGAGCTCGGACGCGGCGAAGAGGACGATCAGGTTATCGTCGAGGAGCGCGACGTCGGCGCCGGCCAGCATCTTAGGAAGGCGCTTGATCGCCTTGAAGCGAAGCGTGCACTCGTTGCTTGCCGGCATCGGCCAGACCTCGAACTGATTACCTTCGTAGTGGCGCCAGTGAGTGGGAGGATCCTGCTTGTCGCCGACCGCCGGGTCGGAGGAGTTGTACTGTTCGACGCCAATGCCGTACACCAGGGGACGCCAGGTTGCGCTGTAGCGAACATGGGTACTGGTGATGCGATTGAAGTCGATGTCGTTATCAAAACCATAATAACGCTCTCCGTTAAGGAGAGGTTCATCTCGCTCGACGAAAGCAAACGGCCAGTCAAAATCATTCCACAGGCGCTCCTGGGTTCGGTTCAGGATGTGATGCAACGCCGGCAGGGAGTTGACTCCCATACCTACGTTGGTGGATGCACCGATCTCGGCCCGGAGGGCGTCGACCAGCGCGGAGAGCTGGGTGCCTCGGGCCATCGGTTACTTTTTCTTCGAGGTTTCTTCCGGCAGATTCACACCAACCTCGGCGAGGCTGGTCGGGAGTTTGCTGACGGCGCCCGGGAAGAGCTTCTCCATCACGGGTACGGTGTAAGCGTACTCCAGGCGATCGCGCTCAGCCTTGGCGTCAACCTGGGCGGTGCGGGTTTTCTTGATATTGACCAGTGCGTCATGGCCGTGAAGGGCCTTAAGCACAAGGATCTCGGGGGAGCTGACTTCCTTGATAACAGTGTTTTCAAGAGAGCCGGCGAGTCGGATTTCAACGTTGGCGTATTCCATAGGTGTTCCGAACATCGTGCCCCCCACGGGCGCTGTTGCAAGCAAAAGGGGGTGGTCTCCGTTAGGAAACCACCCCCTGGGTGAGTCTATTGACTACCGATTAGTCGGTGATTTCGTAGACGCCGGAGCCGTTGAACTGGGTGCCGACGAGACCGCCGGTCCAGGTCATGGCGCGGTACAGCACGTACTGGTCGTGCGGGCGGGCCGGGCTGTGGGTCTTGTTCTCCTCGCCGTCCATGACGTAGAGGTTGATCTTCGACTCGTCGATGAAGTACGCGCGGTTGGTGTAACCGAGGTCATCGAGGGTAGGATCGTAGACGAACTCACCGACGCCCTGCATGGTGATGCCGGCCAGACCGATGTCGGTCATGCCCTTGGCAAATCCCTGCTGGGTGAACGTACCCTTCGAGGTGATCTCGAGGTCGAGCTTCTCGAGGAAGCCGGAACCGCAGAGAACCAGGGAGGGCTTGCCACCGAAGCGGGTCAGCTGGCGGATCTCCTTGCGGAGGTACTCGCTGATCTTCTGCTGGCCGGAGACATAGACGATCGCGTCAGCTCCGACTGCCGAGCGGTTGCGCCACTTGGCGTTGGTCGCGCGGTCGATACCACCGACGGTGCCCGTGGTGGGGTCGTCCGTGATCAGGGAGAGGAGGCCTGGGACCTGCTTGGCGTCCTGGGTGCCGTCCTTCCAGAGCATGTCGTTGAACGAGCGGGACCAGCCTTCGTTCATGTCCTTGAGTTTCTCGTCGAGCAGGCCGGTCAGGACGGTGACGTCGCGCTCGGAGTGCTTGGAGGTGGACTCGCCGGACGTGCTGTCGACAACGGACAGGCCGTCGTGCTTGAGCTCGGTGAGGGTAAGGCTGATACCAGCGTGGATTTCCTTCCAGGGGAAGGAAGCGCGCTTGGTGTTAGCCGGATTGGCGTAGGAGACGGTGTCGTTGTGCGTGAAGCCAGCGATAGCCGTGGTGTAGTCGAAGACGACTGGCACCGTGATGGAGCCCTTGCCGCCCGGGAAAGACTTCTTCTTCTTGGACAGAGCCTTGAGAAGGGGTTTTTCCTGGATGGACTGAGCGAGCGCGCCACCCTTGATGTTGTAATCAAGAGCGGAGGCCGTGATATTAGCGAGTTCAGCGTTAGTGAATGCCATGGTATTTTTTTCTGTTTTTTTGAGGTGCTTGTTAGCGGGATGCCAGCATGCCACGCATTACCGCTTCTTTAAGCGATTGAGGCATGACAGTGGCGTTAGCGGACGACGTAGAGCTGGCGACGTTGGACACAGGTTGGCGCCGAGGCGCGAACCGAGACAGACGTTCCCTTACTGTGGAGTGGGCGCGCTCGACGAGCGCAAGAGCCTCCTCCGGGGTAGACGGTTGTTCGGCTGAAAGCATCAGCCTGACCTGGTCTGTCACCATCTCTTGTTTTGCAGACCAATCGGGATCCTTAATCTTCATCTGCTGTTCCCAACCTACCACGGCGGAATGGATACCTTGGCGTGCCTGATCGGCATGCTGTTGGATCGCCTGCGCCTGGCGCTCTTCTCCCAGACGTTGCTGGGCCTTGAGCGCGGCGAGCTCTTTCGCGGTGTCCTGGTCAATGAAGCCATCGCGGACCTTTTCGGAAAGGTCCTCTGGCAACACTTCCCCGACTAGTGCGTCGAGCCGTGCCTTATAGTCGCTGATCCTCTTATGAGCTTCGACCGGGTTGGTCTTCATCAGGGCCATAATATGGAACCCCTCTGCGACCTCCTCGGTGTTAAGCCCATGCGAAGACATGAAAGTAGTGATCTTCCGGTATTCACCGGAGTCCGAACGGAATGCATCCCGCTCGTTGACCACTTCTTTCCAGCGTGGGTGGTTATGGAACGGCAACTTCTGATCGGCATCAGCGCTCGTCTTATCCTTGGCCTTGTCGTCCAGACTGGGCTGAGGGGACTGGGCATCCGATGCGGAAGCTCCGTTGTTCTCCACGGTGGACGATGCCGCGTCAGCCGCGGTCTTCCGCACGGCGCTTTTTACGGCGTCGAGTAGAGACGTTGGCTTCTTGTTAGCGTCCTGGTCGCCCGCCCCCGACGAAATGGGCGTGCTATCTTGTTTAGCGTCGGCAACCTCAGGCGTAGCCTGGGTCGAAATGGGTTCGCTCGCCGGCGCGGAGGCCTGCGGCGTTTCGGAGATCGCTTCGGGTGCGACCTGTTCGTTAGTGTCGGTATCTGACATCGGTTGTTATTGTATGTTAGGTGTTACGGAAAATCAAACGTTTGCTCCAGGCACGCCGTTCGCGCGGATTTGGGAGGGGGAAGGAGCCGGCGTAGGACCGTCGGTTCCGGGCGGAATCATCGGGGCCGGAGCATTCATGGCGCCGGCGCCACCTTGCATCGAAGGATCTGTGGCGGGATCTCCCATGCCGGACTGAGCTACGCTCTTCGCGGAGTTCATGGCGACGATCGACTGGAGGCCGGAGCCGATCGCGTCCTTAACGTCCATGCCGTCGTCCAGGCGCTTGATCGCCTCGCGGGCAAGCCACTCCGGCGAGATGCCGGGGATCTGGAGGAGGGTGGGCGCCAGTCGCTCAAAGTTCTGGATCTGGATCGCCTTGTTCGGTCGACCGTTCGAGCCGGCCTCGACCTCCAGGAATAGCTCCTGGGCGATATCGCTTCCGGTAAGCTGTGGCCATACGGCTCCAGGGCCGGCGATCTTCTTGACGGTTGTCTCGTCCATCTCGAGGAGAAGTACCTGGCCGGTCGCGCGCGCGAGCTCGGATAGGAAGTCTTCGATGTCGTCGACATTCGACGAAAGGCTGGACATGCGTGAGCCCTCGGCCACGGAGACCTCGGTCGCGGTAGATCCGCCGGTGCCGCCGAGGTTAGCCTCCTGGGATCCGACTAGGCGCATCATGTCGTCCAATAGCATGGACGTGTCGTAGAGCGCGGCGTCGATCGGGGAGTGCTGGATTGGCTGGAGTATCGAGTTGACCGCCTGGCCTGGGTTCAAGTTGTTAAGCTTGATGACCGCGTTGGCCGGGTGGGACTGGAGATTGATAATGTCCTTCTCGGACAGTGCGCCGTCGTACGTTGCGTAGGCAGGTCGGTTCGCGAAGCGGTGCTCGCGCAAGGACTGACGCGCGCGGTTGTACTCGCGCTGTACCGGAGTCAGAAGGCGGACGTCAGAAAGGGGATAGATGTCCTTGTCGGACTCGACCTCATTGAAGACCAGCGTAAAGAATGGCCAGAAGCGCTCGAGGTCAAGGACCGGTCGAGCCGGCTCCTTGAGGAAGTCGTAGTAGCCGTCGGCGACGACGTAGACCAGGCCGTCCTTCTTGGAGTAGATCTCCCAGACGACAACGCTCTTGCGATCATCGTCACCGGATCCGCCGTTTGGATCCTGGTACGCGGTGAAGGCCTTGCCGATGTCGACCTTGTAGATCTCCTTAACTTCGTCTGCGTCCAGGATAAACTCCTGGGCGATCCAATCAGCGCCGACAAAGCCGGCGAGCTGGCGACACTTAGGGTCCGGAATGATCGTGGGCGAAAGTGGGAAGTCGAAGGCAATGCCCTCGCGGACGATCACGTCCTGCTTGGACTGGAGGTCCTTGAGCATGAGGCGGAGCTGTTCGAGCTTCTTGTCTTCTTCGGTGAAAATATTGTCCTGCTTGTCTGCAACGAGGCGTTCAAGCATGGTCATCTGCTCAGTGATGTCTGTGATCTTCTCGACGTCTTCTGGCCGTTTTTCCATGACGCGATTATATCCGAGCTTGAGAAAGCCGACTCCGGTCACGCACGTGCGTCGTACCAGCTGTTTCATCTGTCCCTTAAAGACGGGTTGCTGTTCCTGGATCTGATGCTGAGCGACGATCTCCATGGTCTTTGCGACCTTGTCGAGCATCAGGCGCTTGTCGTAGCCCTGCTTGATATCTTCTACTAACTGCAAAACAAGAGGATCGGGAGGCATGCCGGTCTGCTCTGAGGCCTGCATGGATGTTTGAACGCTTTGCACGCTGGACATTTCACCGTCCCAGATCGAAAAATCTAAAGTGTTCCGGCGCTTCGCGGTGAACTTAGGGTTCTTCGCGTACATCTGCGAGACGCGCTGTGCGACGTGGCGCTGGACGATATTGGCTACATAGCGGTCGTCCGTGTCGGAGCTTGACCACTGCTTGCCCATGTAAAAGTCCATGTCTTCGCGCATGCGATCAAAGGGCTTCTTCCAATGTTTCTTGGCGCGGAGGACCTTGTCGGCCCAGTCTTTGACCAGGGCGGATCGGGATGGGCCGGGACGCTCGGAGTCACGTTTGATAGTGGGACCTTGCTCGACGGGCATGCCCATCGGGGGCTCAGTCATCGGATTCATGCCGGCAAAGTCGCTTTCCATTTCAGTCTTTTTTGTTCAGAAGCCACCCATCCGCAAGAGATTGCGCTGGGTCTCCTCCCACTTGGAGGAGAGTTTGACCCATCCGAGAGTGCCACTCTTGGGCATAGTAGGCTCCTTGACGGTAACCTGGGATGCGCCCAGGGCACGGCCGAGACCCATGCCCACGTGGGCCAGGGCGTCGACAAAGTCGTCGTGCCGTGCTGACGGGAACTTGAGGAGCTCGGCTTCGGCTTCGCCCCACCAGGGTGCGAACTTGGGGAAATAGACCTTGCCCATGGCCATGCGTCCGCGGATCGCCTGGGCGCGCGTCTGCTTGTCCTTGACCGGTGTGACCTCCTCGACCGCGGTATAGACGCCACGCTCCTGCTGTACCTTGCGAAGGAAGGGGCCGATAGACTTTGAGATATGGCCACGTTCGGCCCACCAGATCGTGGGGCGCCGGCGCTCCATGAGCTCGATCATGCCCTCGATGACCTGGTCGGTCTCGGCCTTTCGCCACCAGACGTCCGGCAGGACCCAGATATTGTCATTCTCGTCCAGGCCGATCGGGAGCAGGCACGTCTTGTCCGCCTGCTGTGAGGTAGAGACGGCGTGGTCGCTCGCGACGTAGATCCGCAGGTTCTTGGGTAGCTGGTCCGGCTGGTAGAACTTGAGCCACTCGCGTTTAAAGAAGTCGCCGTCGTCCGGAGTAGGATTGCCCTGGTAGAGCGCGGAGAAGCCGGTCGGATCCTGGAGCTTGGCTTCGTTCAGGAAGTCCAGGCTGAAACGTTCAGGCCACAGGGCCTCACCTGGCTGTCGACCCATGGGGTCGTCGTTCACCGCGATCGCCGGCAGGGAGAGCACGCGCCACTTCTTGGCGATCTCCTCGCGGTAGCAGGGGTTGCTCGGGTCCGTAAGCCGGCCGATCAGGTCATCCTCGTGCCAGCGTGTCATGATAATGACGACGCGTCCTCCGGGCATGAGTCGGGAGAAGGCCTCCTGGGTGAACCATGTCCAAAGCTTTTCGCGCGCCGACTGAGAGTCTGCTTCCTCGCGGCCCTTGACCGGGTCGTCAATGATCATGAGATCTGCGCCCTTACCGGTGAGACCACCGCCGACGCCGACGAACTGGCCGAGGCCACCTTCCTCAGTCTCGATGCGGTTCGCGGACGCGGAGCCCAGGCGGAGCTTGCAGTTGGGGAAGACCTGGGTGAAAGACGGAAGGCGCATGATCTCGCGCACCTTTCGACCGAAGCTCTCGGCGAGCTCGGCGTTGTACGTCGCGAACAACACCTGGCGGTAAGGATCTCGCCCCAGGAACCAGGCCGGGAAACGGCGAGAGGCGAGTTCTGACTTACCGTGGCGCGGAGGCATCGAGATGATCAGGCGCTGATAGTGCCCCTTCTCGACCTCTTCGAGCGCCGCGCAGATCGTCTCGTGATGTCGCACCGGCTCGTACATCGAGAGCGTCGGATCGTCCGGATCCTTCGGGTCCGGCATGGTCACCGAAGTGAAGCCGAGCATAGACTCGCGCGCCTTGCGGATCGCGAGCAGGCGCCGCGCCGCGGTCAGCATGCGCTCCTGCTCGGCGAGATCTGCTTGCTCCGTCGTCGGTTTTTTAGCCATTACGCCTTGGGAGCGATAGGCTTAGCGGGAGCGTTTGGATCAACATAATCCGTGATGCCATCGTCCGTGGTCAAGATGGGCAACTTGGTGGCGATGGCTACTCGGTCATCTGCTTGGGAATACAAAATGCCACGCACTCCGTCTTTAACTTTGTCGCCCTTTGGGTTTGGTTGGAATAGGTAACGCATATAATAAATTATTATTCTTCGGGTGGTGGTGGTGGAGGTATTTCTTCGTTATAATAAACATTCCATCCAAGCTCATCGACCAGATAAAGTAACGATGAGTTGTCTGCCAAAATCTGTCCGTTTGACCCGCCAGAGATATCCAAAAATCCGGTATCTACTCCGTTGCTGATAATTGCATCTATTACATCAACAACATTTGAAATGCTATTACCCCCTAAATAAACAAATTGTAACATTGGACAGGTTGAAAGAATACCTCCACCGGGGAAAGAAGGTAACGCATTGTTTTCCATATTTACTTCTGAAAGGTGCGGAGATTGATAGATGGAAGGCCATGTGGATAATCCTCCTTTTATTCTTAAGTATTCTAATTTTGGAAAGTAATCAGAAGCATCATAATAAAACTGAGTTATGCTTGGATCTTCAATGTCTAATGAAACAAGATTGGGGGCTGAACTATACACTCCGATATAGGAACCAGAACCAAAATTGTGGGCATATATTGTTTCAGCGTATTGCGAGTTTAATACTCCAACCTTTGTCCCGCTTTGCATAATGAAACATTTTTCAATAGGTGTTACGTCCAAAACCATAGAGCCACCACCTATTCCTTCAAATTGCAAAACCGTAAACGGAAGTGATGCCGCCGTGGTTTGCACCGTAGCGTCCGGGAAAGTGATGCCGCCAGCTCGCATCTGAGTCATTCCAGTCTCATCCTGCACCGTAATCACGTCATGCTCGATCCACGCGGAGTGAGGCGTCGCACCCATATCTTCAAAGCCGATATACTCGTTGGTGAAGTAGGCCGTCTGGTCGGGAGTGTCGATGTGCTGGATCGTGACGGAGTCGTGGGCAATAGACACGCCCAGCTCATTGGTAGACTCAAAGACCTTAACCAGATCAGGGGATACGTTGACGTAGTACGGCGTAGCGTTGGCGACATTGATGCCGGTATGGGCAACCTCGACGCCGTTGTCGGTGGAGCTGTCCCAGGCGCGAAGCGTCGTACCAGCCAGAGAGTCGAGGTAGAGCGGACGAGGGGTGGAGCTACCTTGATTGGTAGTCGTCAGCCAGCCTGCTTGCCAGTTAAACTCGTAGCCGATGGAGCAGACTAAACTGATGCCGTAGTTGCCACCGCGAGACGTGTCGAACTGACCCTTGCCAATGAACTGTCCGGACGTTCCATCGAAGGTGATGTTGCCAGTCATCGTGCCGCCTGCCAAGGGAAGGTATGATCCACCGCCGCCACCGCCTGTGTAAGCCGTGGTCTGGATTGAACCGTCATTAAAGGAGATGCTTGCAACGGTTTGTAATCCATCTGCTGTAACGAAAAGTTCGTTACCAGAAGTGATACTATTAAAGTAAAGTTGGTTTGAATTAAGTGTTAATATGTTTCCATTTACACTTATTCCCAGTGACTCAGCATCAAACCACGAGTTTGTGCCTGTATTGGTAAACGAAATACCATACTCTGTGTGACTTGATGTGGATGCACCTCCGCTGTTTATGTCGATTGCCCCAGTCACCGTCCCGCCAGTCAGCGGAAGGAAAGAACCTCCGCTACCAACCACTTCCCATACTCCGTCCTTGCGGCCATAGGAAGATCCGTCCGAAGGTGCGTCTGTAAGGTATCCTTGGGTCGTGACACTATTTGCCGCGTCCTGCGCCACCTGGGCGTGCACGATAGCGGAGTTTTTGGCCTGGAGCGCGGCGTTTGCGTAGCCTTGAGCCGTGCCGGCGTAGCCGTTCGCCAGGACCGCAGAAGATGCCGCGACGTCCGCCGAGGTATCGGCCGCGGAAGCGGCGCCGAGCGCGTCGATCGCATTCTGAGACGTTAAAACCGCCTCAAGTTCAGCCACCTTTGCGTCGCCGGAGGCGACAATCAAGCCAATCTGCTGAGCTCCAGCGTCCTCGATAGCCTGGATCGGTGCGTCCGTGAGCAATGGCTCGACGGCTTCGGCGATTACCTGAATATTGAGGGCACTTGTGCGGATCTTTCCGTCGTCTGCCTGGATCTCGCCTAGGCGAACCTGCGAGGAATTGAGGGCGGCACGTACCGCGTTGAGCTCCTGGTCGACCTTCTGGCCCGGTAGGGGCGCAGTGGGGTTTGCAGTCTGGTAATCTGTGAAATTGTACTGCCGGTCGTACGGCGCAGGAGGCTGACTCATGCGATCTGTTGTGTCTAATAAATGCAAACGCGCAAGAGAACGAGATGTAGGGAAAACTTTTTCAGACCACAGATTTTTCCGAGAGGGGGGAGATGATTAAGAGCTCGCGCGCGCGAGGGCCCCCGGGGGGGCCGGCCGGCCGGCCGATCGGCATCGAGCGTAGCGCGATCTAATCGCGCGCCCATGGCGCGATCTAACCGCGCGCGCGGAGTTAGCATGGCATCGCCTTGGGGAGGCAGTAACAGCCTCATCCGATCAACGACTTACGCATCGATCAGGTGCCGATCTGCGTGCCTGGTCCTCTAACGCGCACGCGCGGTTAGATCCGCGCGCCGGCCGGGCGGTTAGATCCGAGGCTTCAACCGGCCCGCCGATCCGGCGCCGATCTCGGCCGGCTGGAGCGCGCGCGAGGTGGCAGGTGATCGGGGGGAATTGAGACGGTTTTGAGACAGCGATCGCCGGCCCGATCCGTCGCCGATCCGTCGCGCCGTCGGCAAGTTGGCACGGCCCCTGCTTACGGTCGGTCATTCTGACTTGGCACGGCCCCTGCTTACGGCGTCGCCCTGGTGCCGATCCTGAGCTCCTGGCGCCTGGTGCAGATCGGCCGATCGGCGGAGGATCTACGCGAAGTTCTGAGATTTTTTTGCTGTTGGATTTCATTGCCAGACAACGACTTACAGATCCGACTGAAAAATGTCGTTGAACATTTCGGATCGCTTGACCAGTGTGCCGTCGTCGCTGATGCCTACGGGCCGACCCCACGGGGTTCAGATCGCCGACCGACACCCGGAAAGACGGGACCCGTTTTTTGACATTCAGCAGATCCCCTCACGCCGGCAATCGAACCGGAGAGCCTGCTGTGCCCACCCCAACAGGGCGAAACGCCCCCAGCCCACAAGGCCGGGCGTAGCACCGGTAAAGCCGGTGCCTGATGAGCCCAGTAGGTTCAACCAACCAACAACACCATGAAAAACTACAGCATGACCGCAATGATCAAACACGCATCCAATGAAGCCCAGGCTTGGTTACTCCACCCGTTCGTCTGCTACTCCGACACGAACAAGGGTTACGACCAAGCGGTGCAGGCCCATCGGGACCTGATGGACTTCGAGCTCGGATCCGACGAGCACCCGGATGTCCAGCAGGCCCTCGTCGACCGGCGCTGGGAAATGGCCGAGTACTACCAGCGCCTGCGTGGCTGGGATGTCCGGTGCTAACAGATCGAAACGCCCCACGGGGCGTCGCAGGGTAAGGCCCTGCCTGATGAGATCAACCAACAACCCAACCCAAAACCCAACCCAACATGACCAAAAAAACCAACGATGAAAAAGGCAACCTGATGCAAACCGCCAGCAAGATCCGCGAACTCCGGCGCGACGCCGAGGCCAAGGGCGACAAGCTCCTGGCCCTGGCGCTCAACACCGCCGACAACGCTCTGATGTCGATGGCCTGCTCGAAGGCCGAGCACCGCGTGACCCTCAGGGACGGCGCGATCCGCGACGCCGGCCGGTACGTCGAGCTCTGGCACAGCTCCGGCACGGCCGAGCGCGAGACGAACGCGTGGATCGCCAGCCTGACGCCGGCCGACATCGAGCGGATCGAGAAGATCAGCCCGGACTTCAAGATCCCCCGCGCGGTGTAAGATCGAAACGACCGGCAAGGGCCGGCGTCGTGACGTTACGCGTCACCTGACGAGATCGTAAAACCCAACAAAACCCAACCCAAAATGACCCAACCCAAATACACTGAAAACCCCATGGCCTGCCTCCGCTCGATCGTCGCCAACGCGACTTACGTCCGGATCAGCAGGCTCAACAAAAAGGCCGAAGAGGCTAAGCGCACGGCGGAGATCGCCCAGAGCGAGCTCGACAGCGCCCTGGCCGAAGCCGAGGCCGGCACGTTCAACGACATCGATTGCATCGCGATCTGCACCGGCGACAGCGACTGCTGGGCCGAGGTTTGCCGGCGTGTCAAGGTGCTCGACAACGGCGAGTCCTGGGGCCCGATGTACCAGCGCGTGAGCTCTCACCCGGCCGACCGCGAAGACTACGACGTGGCCCTGCTGGCGAAGATCTTCCCCGACTTCAACCCGGCCCCCGGGATCATGGAAGGCCTGGGGATCTACAAGGCCAACAAGTAATAGATCGAAACGCCGTGAGGCGTCTCCGGGTAATGCCCGGACTGATGAGATCCAACCCAAACCCAAACCCAACAAAATGCACATCGAACACAACGTCGCCGTCAACGTCATGACGGAAGAGAAAACCAAGATCCTGCGCGGGATCAACGCGGTCCACCGGACCCTCCGGGACATGGAGGCCGACGCGGAGTACCTCAAGCTCACCCCCGAGCAGACCACCGCGATCCGCGTGGCCAGCGAGCTGGTGATGTCGGCGCTCGTCAACATGGACCCCGACTCGAGCCGGCGCGGGGCCGACGAGCACTACCACATCGCTCTTTACCAGGCGATCGGGGCCAAGTACTAGCAGATCGAAACGCGACCGGAGGCCGGCGCGTCGCACCGTTACGCGGTGCCTGACGAGATCGTAAACAACCAACCCCAAACCCAACACCAACACCCATGAAAGACCGAGACAACCACAACCAACGCACCGGCGCCTCGCTGGTGCTTCAGGCCCGCGACGCATCGCTGGGCTACGACGCCATGATCCGCAACCTCAGGATCCTCGCCAGGACCGCCGAGAACTTCGGCGTCATCCTGGACTACAACGAGGGCACCGTGACGGCCACCGGCGTCGACGCGTGCCTCGTCGTCGAATACGAGCGCGCCCGGGCGCGCGGTCGACGCGACGCGAGCTACCAGTGCTTCCGCGATCAAACCCAAGCCGGCTCATTCCTCGAAAGCAAGCTCGACCTGCTCGCCAGTGTCGCCGACGCCATGGGCGTTGACCTCGTCCAGTGGGGCACTTACCACGAGACCCTCTAACCCCAACCCAACCATGAACAACAAGCACAAGCACAAGCTGTCGGACCTTCGCAAGTTCGCCGGCACCCTCGGCCTCGAGATCGCCAAGTACAGCCCCGGCGACGGGCGCACGCGGTACAAGCTGGTCCGGATCGGCCAGCAGTACTTCGAGACGGACGGCTATTACCGTCCGGCAACCCTGAGCGAAGCCCACGCCTTCCTGGCCGGGCTCGCCTTCAGGAACCACGCCTTGGAGGGGGGTCAGGTATGACCCTCAAGATCGGCGTCGCGGTCGACGGCAAGCTGATGATCACCCTTGAGGGCGATCCCCTCAGCCTGCTGGTCTTCCTGCGCGACGAGGTCGTCGATTACGGCGACCGCGAGATCACCCTGTCCTTCGGGCCGGGCCAGCTGGAGATCCCGGCCGGCCAGTCCCTCGACGACGCGATCCGGGGCGCCCACGAGGAGCTCCAGGATCCCGACCTGGTCTTCGATGATCCGGCCGAAGAGGCCAGGACCCGTCTGGTCGTGCGCAACCTGTACCTCGCGCTCATGCTCGATACCACCGACCTGGTCGTCGAGCAGATCGAGGAGATCGAGGCCGGCGACCACTCCGAGGACGCCGGCGCCCGGTACGACCGGTACGACGAGCTCAAGGAGGGCGAGAGTTACAACTGACCATGATCCGCTTCATCACGCGGTACAACCTGGTCGACGTCAACGATGGCACCCAGGATCCCGAGGTCTGGGACATGGTGCCGGCCAAGCGCGGGGTCTACGTCGAGTACGACGACTACATGGTCGTCGTCCGCGAGCTCAAGCGCGAGATCGCCCACCTGAAGGGCGAACACTCCGGCGAGGATCCTCCCGCTTCCCCTCAGATGCCGGACGGCTACTGACCTAGACAGACAACCCACCCTTCGCGGGGTGGGTTTTTTTGTGCCTAGTCGATCCAGCTGGGGGCCGTCCGGGACGAGCGCCGGTCCTCGTTCAGGTAGATCAGGACGCCGGGCTTAGCGCCGTAGCTCTTCTTGATCAGTAGTTGGGACACAATTGCGTCGTCGCCGATCATGCCGGCGCGCATGAGGCAGTCCAGTATCAGCTTGGCCAGGTTGTCGGCGTCGGGCCTGGCGGTGTGCGCTTCGCCATCCTGGTGGGCTTTGCCGGCCGGGAAGGTAAAGTTTAGGCCCACGAACAGTCCCCCCTTCAGCGGGGCATCCTGATGCCTTAGCTCGCGCGCCTTGGCCTCGACCGCGGAGATCCACCGCTTCGCGTTGGCATCGGCGCAAGAGATCACCCTGCCCCGGACAAACCTGGGTCGGGGCTGGGGCCTGGGGATCCCGTCGACAAAGAGCATGATGGGTTGCACCATTGAACCGTAAAACCCAACCCAATTCCGCGCAAGAGATCTGGGGATGTGGTTTGGTTGTATGGTATCATGCGGATCGGCACCCCTAGGGGCGTGCCCCGAGGACGCTAGTACATACTAGTATACTGCCTCGGCGTCCTCGAGCTCCGAAAATGAGAGTTAAGTACCGTGCTATCAGTGACTTAACTCGAGGACGTTTGGATCAAAAAAAGACGCGTCCTCGCGTCCTCGTTTTAAAAACCTCACTTAACCCACTGTCATTGCGTCACTTACAGAAACGTCCCCGCGTCCTCAAACCGCCGAGGACGCGCGAGGACGCGACGAGGACGCGATCCGCGTCCTCAATCCAGGTCTGACAGATCGATCCCTTCGGCGTGCTCCATGATCTCGTCGAGCAGGCCGGGCACCTCGTCGACGTCTACCTCGTCCTCGGTAGACTCGGTGATCTCGTAGGCCACGATCTGCGTCTCGTCCCAGTCAATCTCCCAGTGACCGCACTCCTCGGTCTGGCGCCGGCCTCCGCCGTCGTGGTCGAAGGAGTCGTCCTCCCACTGGCCCTCGATCTCCAGCTCGACGCTGTAGTATGCGCCGGCGTGCTCGATGTTGAATTGTTTGGTGATACTCATGGTAGAATTGGGGTGGGTTGCAACTTGTTGCGGGCCAGGAGATCCTTCCAGCGTTCGCGGTCCTTCGCGGTCATGCGCTTGATCGGCGCCGACTCGAAGGGGGTGAGTAGCTTGAGGCCTGGCGTGGCCCGGGCTTCCTGGGGTGTCTTCGCGGTCTTCATGTTACTTGCGGACACTGATCAGGAGCGCGATCCCCCCGACGGCGTAGGCGAACCACATGACGGCCAGGACCGGCCGGCCCATGAACAGGCACGCGACGCCGGCGGAGAGGTAGGCGGCTGAGGCAATGCCGGGCACGACCAGGGTGGTGAACACGTCCAGGCTCATCGGTTGCCCTCCTGGTCCCGGATCCCAAACGTGTCGTTCCGGACCAGCTTGAATTGGTCGGTGGTCATGTGCCGGATCACGCCGTCCTCGTCGAGCACGATCGCGAACACGTCGTTCGAGAAGGCGCCCCCGTCACGGACGTAGATCAGCATCCCATACCCGAGCGGTGTCTCGACCGGCATGGGGTTGCGGAACTCGTGGATCATGGCACGACCCTGGCGTCGGGGGTGAGGGCCTGGCCGGCCGTGATGGCGTCGGTCAGCCTCTCGACCTCGGCCTTGAGCCGGGCGTTCTCCTGCCTCAGGTCGTCGCGCTCGACGAGCTGGCAACCGAGCGTGTCTGACACGTGCCTCTCGATCGCGACCATGGACATGCTGATCGCGTGCTTCACGATCCTCATGACGTCGGCCTTCAGGGCCTTCTCAAACGCGTCGCGCTGGAGCTCTGCCTGGTGCAGTTGCAGGCGGAGCATGGTGATGTCGTCGTAGTCGCCGGGATGGGACTCGGGTTGTAGGTTACTCATTGGTGTTGGGTTCAGGGGGTACGTCGATGACCGGGAGACCATTGATCTCCTGAGACTTCTCGTGCCCGCGCACGACAGTCTTCACGGTGGTCTTAACTGACTCGAAGGTGGCCTGGCCCTGTCGGATCAGCTCCTCGAGCTCGTGGATAGACATGTTGGAAAGGTCCTTCTTGGATCGCTGGAGCCCGAGCTGTAGTCCAGCCGCGACGGCCGAGAGACCATGGCCGGAGGCCTCGAGCACCCATCGGGCGGCTTGGAACCTGGCCTGAGCCGGCGCCGAGGGATCGTTGAGCATGTTGTACATGGTCTGCCAGGCGCGCGTCGCGCCGTCGGTCTTGATCCTCATGTCGCGTAGCTGTTCGACGGCCAGGCGGATCTTCGGGCGCTCCAGGTTCTGCTGTGCCTGTACGCGGGCGCAGTCCTGGGAGTAGCCGGCGGTGATCGCGGCCTGGGTACCGTTGCCCCCGTTCTCAACGTAGGCCTCGACGAACTTGGCCTGCATCTCGGTGAGGGTCATGGTCGCCACGATCCTGCCGGTGTCGGCGTCGTTCACTGTGACTCCGCCCTTCCAGGCGGATCCTTGTCCTGCTGATGGGTTCATTTGATCTTAGATAGGTAGGCGATGTTCTTCTGGGTATGCTTCGGCATCCGGTAGAGCTTGAAGCCTAGCCGGCGAAAGCCGGTGAGCCCTCGGTTGTAGCAGGCCCAGGTCTCGGCCAGGGTGGCCGGCCGGCCGAGCTCGAGAGAGACACCGCGCTGGCACATGGCGATCCAGGTGCGCGCGTACTCCTTCGAGATCACCGGGTCGGTGGCCTTGCTGTAGGGGTGCACGTCCTGTCCGTGCTTCGCGCGGATCTTCGAGCACTCTATCCATGCCACCTCCCAAAATTGATAGCGCCCTTTCGCACGGCCGGCGTCGCCGACCGCGTTGTCCGGATCCTTCTCACCGCCGGTCTCGACGTGGCCGATGGCGTCGACCCAGGTGTCGGGTACGGTGGGTGCCCCTTGAAGGAGCGCGATCATGAGCAGGCTGTTCATACCTTGATCCCTTTCATGGCGCGCTTGCGCGCGCGGACCTGGCGCATGTAGACCTTGTGCTGTTCGCGCTTCATGATGGGGCCGACGAGATCATGCATCTCTTCGGCGTCGGAGACGCGGAGCATGACGAAGCTGTGCCCGGACCGCTTCGCGGTACCGAGGGCGGTACCGAGAGCGGAGAGGCCGGTGCGCTTGCGGTCGTGCAGTGTGACGAACTCAGCCACGGCGGGTCTTGGGCTTGCGTCCGCGAACGGAACACTTGAACGACAGGCCCTGCATGGACGCGACGGTCCGGACGGAGGCCTTGTTCATGTTGTACTTCTTGCACGCCTCGTCAATGGTTAGTCCTTCGGCGCAGGCTTTGCGGACCAGGTCCTTAATCTGCGTGGCGTACTGCCGGCCGTTGACCTTGTCCTCGGCTTCGCAGAGCTCGCCTTCGAGGACGTCGTAGCTCTGCTCCAGGCTGTCGAGGCGGGCCCTGGTCTCGGCGTGCAGGACCAGCTCGTCGGCCAGCTTGCGCACGAGGTTGTCGTGCTTCTCGCAGGCCTCGAGTAGCTTCACGGAAAGCTGTTCGGCGGCGCCGATCAGGTAGCGGGCGTGAGCCCACGGGTTGACCCACCAGAAGGTGGGCAGTTGGTATTTATTAGTCTTCATGTTGGGGGGAAGGTCTTTACTTTTTGCCCTTCGGCTTGGGTTTGGCAACCCTCTTCTTCGCTTTATTTTTATGCGACCTGCCGGTACCTGAGATCGCGGTCATGTCCCCATATTTGATAAAGAATGGGGCGTATTTGTCGATCAGCCGGGCGCACCTCTCGTATGCCGAGAGGTTGTCGCCGAAGCTTTCGGGTCTTAGTGGTTGTTTCATTTGCGTGCAATTTGCTTGGTGACCTCGTCGAACTGGTACCGTTCCCACTCGTCGGGCTGGTAGGCGCCGGCGTTGAGCTCAGCACCGGCCGAGTCTGTCGCGATCGGTCCGTTCGGTACGTCGAGCCAGGTCTTAGACTTGGATCCCTTCGACGCCGCGACGACGACCGCCTTGTTCATCAATAGCTCTTCGACGATGCCGGCGAACTCGTGTGCGCCGGTCTGCCTCAGGATGTTCGGGAGCTCGGCGCGACGGCGGTACAGTCCGCTCTTCGCGTTCTTACCCTCGTTGCTGTAAGGGTGTCCGGCCCGGGCCGCGAGGGTGATCGCGGCGAGTAGCCACGCGTGACGCTCGGACAGGTTGACCAGGGAGTAGGAGTCGTTCGCGGTGACGTCGACGAGCAGGCCGGTGTCGGATCTAAGCAGAGTCTTCTCACCCTCATACATCTCCGGGTTATTAGCCTTGAGCACGCCGAGCTTCCACAGGGATCCGCGCCTGGGCTTCAGTCCCATGGCGGTCATGCGTCGGTCATAGTCGGCGCAAGCCCAGATGCCGAGCACCGCGCGGAACGCGGCCGGCAGGGCGGAGGATCCGCGGATCGCGGCCCTCATCCCGTCGATGCCCCGGATAGGTTCGTCTCCCTGCTTGCGGATGTGGTGGGTGAATATCGTGGCCGATCCAAGCTCGCCGGAGATCTGAGACGCGAACCTGATAAACTCATTGATCACAGTCGCACTGTTCTCTTCGCCGTGCAACACGCTGTTAAGGGTATCGATGACGACGACGTCAGGCTTAACCTGGCGGAGCATGTCCATGAGCTCGATCCATTTGCGGGAGGCCTTAGCCTCGCCGGTCCTGGCGTCGTGCTCTACTACGGCAAAGGATCCGCCGGTATTGATGGTGGGCAGGATGATCAGGTCGTCGCCGGCTTCGCGTCGGCGGGAGCCGTCCGGGTCCAGGTCGTTCAGTCGGATGTGAAGCTCCTCCTGGTCGTCCTCGGTCGTGATGATCACGGCCTTACCCTTGCGGGTGATGGCCTGTCCGCACCAGTCGTCACCCACCTTAGGGCTGGAGATCTTCAGGGCCAGGTCCAGGCACAGGAACGTCTTGCCGGCTCCGCCTTCGGCGACGAGCAGGTGGTGCTTTCCGGCGAGGATCAGCTTCTCCACCAGGAACTGTCGCTTCGGGCTGGCGCCCATGCTCCACCGGTGAGCGGCCCACGCCAGGATCCCGCCGGTCTCGGCCTTGGCAATAGGTGCCTCGGGCTTGGGCATGGGCCCGTGGCCGGAGATGTCCTTGCGTACCAGGCCTTGCCACTCGGAAGCGAACCGGCCTGGAGGCCAGGGCGGATCCATGTGGGCGAGCATCCAGCCTTCGGCCGCGGCCTTCGCCTCGTCGATGGACATGTCGCCCTTGCGCGCGACGTGGATGTAGTGGCCGGCCACGCGGGTGAAGGCGGACCAGCGGGTCTCTCCTCCTTCGGCGCCTGCGGCGACGTCGGTGGTCATGATGTCAGACATGTCCCCGCCCTCCGGGCGGAACATGGCGCCGACCTGGGCGACCTTGTCGGCCAGCGCCCAGGGGCTCGCCGGCATGGAGGTGACGCGTCCGGGCATGGCCGGGTCTACGTGCTGTTCGACCAGGGTCTCGACGCGCACGGGTTTACGTACGCCATTCTTTCCGTGGATAGATCCGGCCAGCCGGATAGGCTGGTGTGCTCGGCCGTAAGGGTTGCCGTCGACGCCGAAGCCGAACTGGATGTCGGCCCCTACCTTGCGCGCGATGGCGTCGCGTAGCGCGACGATCTCTGCGACCGGGATGCCCGGTGCCACTGACCAGTAGGCATGCCTCTTAGACTTGCCGTCCTCGGTAATGCCACCGGACAGCACGACCATGTCGGGCTGACCCAGGTGCTCGGACGCGTACGCGATCTTCGCGTCAGTGTCGCCGGTATCGAAGTCGGCGCACACGGTGCGGAAGACATTGCAATTCTCAGCGGTGCCACGGTCCGCCTTCAGGGTGCAAGGCACGATGAAGCTCGCGACGTCGTGCTGTCCCCAACGGGTCGAGTGATGCAGGACCGAGGCGACGAACGCCGGCCAGCCTAGCACCTGGGGCTCGAGGAAGATGTCCTCACGGAACACGCCCTCTCGAGCAGTCCCCTTTTCCCCGATGCCCCGGAGGCAGACGTAGCCTTCAGCTTCATAGCCGAACAGCAGACGAAGGTGGGCCTCGATCGCTCTCGCGTCGACGGCATTATGTTGGTCCATCAGACGAAGCGGATGAAGAGTGGGGTGCGGGATCCGACATAGGCGCCGGTCACATTGAAGGACATGTGCTCGATCGCGTCCTCCTCTTTCATCTCGTCGCGGACCCGGAGGATATCGACGCACATGTCCCAGTCGTAGACGACGGTCGGTTCACCGCACTCGGTGATGCCGACGATCGCGGCGTCGAAGCCGTCGGCGACGAGCATCTCGCCGTCGCCCAGGTTGTCAGCGAAGTCGTCGACGAGCGCGCGCAGGCGCTTGCCTTCGAGCTCGAAGGGGTCGACGAACTTAATCGCCTTCTTCTTGGTCACTCTTTTTTTAGCCATGATGGGTTGATAGATTGAATGTTGGTGTTGGGTTGGGAAGTAGTCTTCTGCCAGCACCGCGCCTTGTAGTCGCAGAACTTGCAGGTAAAGTCGTCCGCGGATCTGCCGGCCTTGCCGAGCTCTTCCGGGTTGGCCGAACTGACGATGCGCACGGCGCGATCGATGTAGTCCTGGGCGTCTCGCGCCACGAGGGGGATCAGCTCGACGTGAATGTCTCCGGTGTCGCGATTGAGACAGGTGAACATGCATGACTCGAGCTCGTGGTACGCCATGTAGATCTGAACCTGTGCGTAGTACACAGGCTTGCTGGTCTTGATGCCCTTCTTCACCGCGTCGCTCCAGCTCTTGTCGCCGAGCGCCTTGTTCTCCCACAGCATGGGATACTTGAGCTCGGGCACCGGGCCGGCGTGGATCACTCCGTCCAGGTGACCCTTAAACTTTCCGCCGGCGTCGGACATTCCGATCTGCTTGCCGTCGGGCGCGTGCGTCTGAAGCTGGAAGCCGGCGAGAGTCAGGTACTCGGCGACGCGCTCTTCGCCGTCGTGACCCATGTCGAAGATCCGGAGCGTCTTCCCCTTGAAGTCTGCGCCCTCGTCCTTCTCGGCCATGTGGAACTCGTAGCCCAGCGATCTCTCGCAGTGGTGCCCGATCCGGGACGCGCCCAGGTATTGGCGCCTGGTCTGTCCTTTATTTTTGGAGAGCATCGCCGCGTCTATCGACGCAATGATCGCTTGCTCCGTTGTAGTGGCCTCGCGGCCCTCGTTTGGTGAGAAGATCATACGGAAAGAACCTTAGCTCTGATGAGCTTCTCCTTGAAAGTCCACGTCAAAAGGCAGGACGCGCGGTACTTGGTCATGGAAAAATCGTTGAGCTCGGTTGAAAGGTAGCGGAGCTGGTCGTCGCTGGCCGGCTCATTGATCCAGCGCTTGGTCTTCCGGGCCGCGTCCTTGTCGCCGTGCTCCCGGAGGTAGTCATCGGCGGAGGCCAAGGCCTGGAGCCGGTCGGTGGTCTTATGCACCAGGTGCACGACGCGCTCGGCGTCCTTACCGCAGATCACCTGGTAGACGCCGGCATGCTGGATGATCGCGGCCCAGGCCGACATGGCGTTGGCCATGGTGACCACGCCCCAGAAGGTTTCCCACTGGAAGGGGCTGAGCTTCATGATCTCGACCTCGGTCATGACGAAGTCGGCCAGGGCCTCGCGCTCCTTGACCTCCTGGGTCCGGCGCTCGACCGCGTCGAAGATGTGACCGCAGGCCGGGCACGTGCCACAGCCGGCGGGGATCTCCATTTCGCAAGACGGGCAGTCCTTGGTCATGCCCTTGCCCTTGATCGGGTCGAGCACGACGTCGGTCTCTAGGCCACCGTGAGTAAGCAGTGAATAACCGAAGTCCAGGACGACGCAGTCAGTCTTGATCACGCCGGGGTGCTTCTCCGGGTCCACCTTGCGGAGGCCTCGGCCGACCATCTGGATCATGGTAGATTTATAGGAGCAGGGCCTGAGCAGTACGACGCACGCGATCGTCTGGCAGTCGTAACCCTCGGTCGCGATCGCGACGTTGACCAGGACCTGGTACTTGTCCTTCTCGAAGTCGGTCAGGGACCGGCGCCTTTCGGTGTCGGTCATCTCCCCGTGGATCTCGGTCGCTTTTACGCCGGCGTCTGACAGGGCCTGGGTAATATGCCTGGCGTGCTCGATGGTAGAGCAGAAGACGATGGTCTTCCGGTCGCCGGCAAGCCGGCGCCACTCCTCGATCACCTTCTCGGTGACCGCGCTCTTGTCCATGATGGCTTCGACCTCGGCCATATCGAACTCGGAGATCGTGCGCTTCACGCCGGCGAGCTCTTCGCGCAGGCCGATGTCGATCACGTAGGTCTTTGGCCGGACCAGGTGGCCGGCGTCGATGAGCTCCCTGATGGAGATAATATCCGCGACGTTACAAAAGGCGTCCTTTAAGGCGGCTTTGTCACCCCGCTCCGGGGTGGCCGTGACGCCCAGGATCCGGACGTTCTTGTTCAGGGCCCTGGCCCGCTCGAGGATCTTGCGGTAGCTGGACGCGGCGACGTGGTGGGCCTCGTCGATCACGACCAGGTCCATGGCCGGCATGGTGTCCAGGTTGTCCGGACGGCTGAGGGTCTGGACCATGGCGTAGGTCACCCCGTCCGACCACTTCTTGCGGTCGGCGGCGTAGATATCAGAGGCCAGGTCGGGGTCGACGCGTCTGAGCGTGGCCCGGTTCTGGTTGACCAGCTCTTCGCGGTGCTGGATCACGAGCGCGCGGAAGGGCTTGTCCTTCTTGCGCGACTGGGCGATCGCCGAGCTGAGCATGACCGTCTTTCCGGCGCCTGTCGGCGCCACGCCGAGGGTATTCCCCTTGTCGGCGAGCGCGGTCAGTACGCGGGACACGAAGTCCGCCTGGCGTGGCCGGAGCTTCATGAAAAATGGGGGGCGGGGGAGAGAGGCAGACCCAACATCCGCGTCATCCCAGCGCAAGTATTATCGAGGTAATCGCCAACCGACGGTGGCACCTCGATCACTTGCTCCGCCCTTGGATTTAAAAGATCAGGCCGGCCGGCACCGGAGGTGCGTCGAACCCTAAGCCCACACGATGACATGCTTTCTGGAAAAGTCACCATGTTTGTGGGTTAAGGTTCGACGCGTTGGGAATGCCGGTGCCTGGAGCTCCTTAGAAGGGAGCGTTAGACGAGGCGGGAGGAGCGACCGGGGCCTTCACGATCCAGCCCGGACCCTGACCCACGGCGGGAGCCTGGGCGGACGGGGCGAACGCGTTGTTGCGCGCCTGATCGATGGCACCGGATCCGCCGACGAGGTTGTTGAAGTCGCGGAAGCCGGCGCTCTTCGGGTTAGGAGAGAGCCACTCGGAAACCTTATTCTTCTGAGAGTGGGCCGGATCCTTGGGCTCCTCGACCTTGATCTTGATCGCGACGCGAAGGCCGTCGACCGCGTTCATCAGGGCGAGAGTCTCCTTGCCGGCGAACTGGCCGTAGGTCTGGGGGTTGTTAGCCTGGAAGACGCCGCCCGACTCGAAGATGCGGACGATCGAGACCTTGCCCATGTCGCTCCACTTCGGGTTGTTGCGCGGGTCGTTGAAGTCCGGGAGCATGTCGAAGACCTTGCGTCCGGCGTACGGGCCGTCGACGATCGTGAGCGCGACCGGGTAGTACGTGCCGCCGGTGTTGCCGGACTGGCGCGCGGCCTGAACCTGGATGACGGCCCACGCGAGCGTGCCGGTGGGGATGAGCTCAGGCGCCTTGCCGGCGCTGGAGTCGGGGGTGAACATGTTATTCATGGTATTTGGGTGTGGTTCTGGGTGGGTGAAATTAGGCCTTGTCGGGCATGGTGGTGACGAGCGTCGTATCGAGGCGCTTGCCTTCGCGGATCTTCAGCATGAGGGCGCCGAGGTCCGGGGCTTCGAGGAGCTCGAGACGGCCGGAGCGATCCTTCGCGGGGTAGCCCCACGGGTTCTGTTGCTGACAGCAGATACCGCGGTACAGCTGACCGTCCTCGGTCTTGAAGTTCTGGAGGGTCATGACCTGGTCGAAGATACCGGGCAGTTCGCGCGCGGTCTTGGCGCCTTCGATCTGCGGTACCCAGGACACGCGCTTGAGGTCATCCTCTTCGCGGTTCAGGATGCCGACGACGACGATAGACTTATTGCTATGCTGGAGGTGGGTCAGCCAGCGCATCATCTCGCGACCGAGAAGGCCGTAGGCTCCGCGCATGTCGGGCTTGCCGGCGGCGTTGAGCGCGTCGGGCTGTTTCTCCGCCCACTTGAGACAGTCTCGAGACGCGACGGTGATCGAGTCGACGAAGATCGTCTTGTACTTGGCGAGAGGGATTTCCTTGAAGGCCTCGCAGACCTGCTCGTAGACCGGCCGGCTGTAGGCGCCGTTCAGATCAGACGGGTCGTGGCCACCGATGTAGAGGGCCAGGGCGCGAGCGATCTCCCAAGGCTGTTTGCCGAAGGCCTGAGCGGCGGAGCGGACGTCGAGCACGTCACCGCGCCAGTCCTGGATCGCGAGCGTGCCGGCCTCTAGGTCCACGAATAGCGTGGTCTCGGGGTCGAGCGTGCGTGCGAGGGTTGTCTTGCCCACTCCGGACGGGCCGAAGAGTGCGATGTTGACTTTGGGGGCGAGCTTCAGGCGCTCGTCTGCCTTGATGATGCGTAGCATGTTGGGAAATTACTTAGGGAAGGTGACGGTCGGGGCGGAGTACTTGACGGTCCGCGCGTCCATCAGGCGGTCCTTGAGCTCGTCGTCCGGAAGGATGTTGAAGTTCTTCTCGGGCACGGAGAACTCGATCTTCATGATCCGGCGGACCTGCTCCCAAGGGAGCGTGTTCGCGATGGACTCGAGGACACTGCTGTCCCAGTCAACGCGCTGGCCGATCTTGAACGTGAGCTTCACGCCGTCGATCTCGGTCGAGTGCTGGCCGTGGGTCAGGCCGGCCTCGGCCATGTGCTTGTCCAGCAGGGCACCGTGCTCGGCCAGGATGATGGCCTCGACCTCGGCGATGTTCGCCTTGGCGGTGTCGATGAGGGACTTGTTGGCCGCGATCTGATCGCGGAGTTCGGAGAGCGTCGGCTTAGCCGGCGCGGACTTGTTTGTTTTTTTCATGGTCGGTTGGGGAAAGTTTCTTCTCCGCGTTGGGGCGGAGGAGGAAGCCGTAGAGGTCAATGGGATGTCCTTCGGAAATGCCAAGCTCAAAGAGTTGGAGGATCCGCTTGCCGGGAAGGCTGTCGCGGGAGATCCACTTCTCGATCGCCTTCAGGGATACGGTGTAGCCCTTAGCATTCATGCGACGACAGAGCTCGCCCTGCCCACCGAAGCGGGCGACGAGTTTCTTTACGTCGATGTTTGTAGAATTAGTCACGGCGTTGGGTCCGATGTGGATCACTCTGCCCACGCATGTGCTTTGGTCAATGCGAAAAAACACAGACTTGACTTCCCTACATTTTGTAGGGATGTTACTGCCCCAACATGAATAATAACGACGCACGAATTGTTAAGAATAACGCCGGTATCTACGAGATCCGCTTCGGCGGAAAGCGTAGCAAGCGCAAGTCGACCGGCTCCACCGACCTCCGTGAGGCCTACGCATTCTACGGCCGGTGGATGATGCAGACCCAGGCCAATGTCGTGAGCGTGTCGAAGATCCTCGATGACTACATGGCCGAGCACGTCGCACAGCGCGTCGTCTGCACCGAGCGCCAGGCCGATTGCGTCACGGTACTCAAGGCCGGCCTGGGCGAAAAGCTTGTCACCGATCTGGACAGTCAGGTCATGATGAAGTACTGCAACGCTCGCCGCGCCGGCGCGATCAATGGTCGCGAGGTAGGCGACGGCACGTTGCGTCGCGAGCTCAACTGCCTGATCGCCGCGATCAATCACGCCTTGCGCCAGCGACGGATCTCCATGGCCGACGTTCCTCACATCGATCTGCCGGCGGCGCCGGCACCTAAAGACTCGTGGCTTACCGGCGAACAGCTGGACAAGTTGATCGCGACGAGCGTGTCGACGCACGGCGACATGTCCCGCATCCACCGCTTCATCGTGATCGCTTCGGAGACGGCCGCGCGCAAGACGTCTGTCGTCGAGCTCCGCTGGGATCAGGTCGACATGGCCCGGGGTTTGATCAATTTCCAGGACGACGGCAAGGCCCGCACGAAGAAGCGACGCGTGCCGGTGCCAATGTCGTCCAGGCTGAAGGCATTCCTAGAGCGCGCCTGGCTGGCACGCACGCAAGACGAGTGGGTGCTCGATACACCTTACTCAATCCAGCATCACTTCGAGGCGGTCGTGAAAGCGTCCGGCCTGGAGGACGTCACTCCCCACACCTTGCGCCACACATGGGCAACGCTCGCGGCTCAGGCCGGCGTCGAGCTGTTTCAGATCGCCGGCGTGCTGGGAGATTGCCTGGCCACCGTCATGAGGGTCTACGCGCACCACTGCCCCGAGCACCTGCGCGGAGCAGTGAACTTCCGCGACCAGGTTACTTGACGATCGCGTCGCCCTTCTTCCGAACCATGGCGAGCACGTAGAAGAGGACCTCCGGGGACGCGTATGAAAGGCAACCGACGAGCGCGTAACGGAGGTTCTGCTTCTCTACGCCCATGCCTTCTACTGCCCAGCCGGCGAAGACCGCGGTGATGCCGGCCGCGAAGAAACGACCGAGCAGGACCAGCCACGGGTAACGGTCCTTCGACATGGCGTGCCGCGCGAAGTACGCCGCAAGGCCTAGGCCAAAAGATACCAGCGCTTCCTGGATCGGGTTTACGGGTGGAGGTTCCATGTCACTTCTTTCTATAGCCCTGTTTCCATAGGACCTCCGCGATATACTTCGCCCGGAACTTGACCTTGCGTTCGCTGAGTTTCCAATCGGCTAAATGTAAAGCTTCGTGTACATAGACTTCCAAAAGTGAGCGATCACTAGAGATGCCTGGGTCGATCTCAATCGTGTTGTCCGCCTTGCAGGCCAGGCCGCAGATGTCTCCGGGCAGTGGTCGGACGATGACCTTAGGTGGTCGTCTCATTGGGCTTAATCATCCTCCAGGTCTTGACGCCGATCACGACGGCCAGGTTGATCGCGATAAAAGCGAACGTGCAGATCAGGACGTACTCAGACTTTTCGCTTCCGAAGAAGTCAATAAGGGGACGGGCAGTCGAAGCGACTAGCACGCCGGCGCCGATGGTCAGGCCGGCGACCCACTTCTGGATCCCGATCAGGTGGCCGAACAAAAGGGCAAGCACGCCAGCGGCGATCGCGTAGGTGCCGTACCGGGTAAGCTGGCTGGACGACTCGTTCAGGCTGGCCATACGGTCAGACTCCGCCTTGTCGGCCCTGGCCTGTTCGGCGTCAGACTCGGCACGGATCCTGGCGTCGCGCTCCTCAGATACCTTGAGCTCTAGCTCGCTGGTCTTCTTGTCCAGGGCGATCTTGTCGGCGCGCAACGCGTCGAGACGTGCCTGGTCGGGCTTGTCGACATATCCGCGGAACGTGTCGACAGCCTTCGCGGTAGGATCTCCGGACAGGGAAGCAAGCCCCTGTGTCGCGGAGTCGTAAAGGTTTAACGCCGGCGCCGGGCCGGTGATGGATGGGCGGATCGCCTTGAAGATCGCCAGGTCCTCAGATACCTCCTTCTCCCAGACGCCGAGCAGGGTCGTTTGCTGGGTGGTTGGCAGTGGCACCATGGGTAACGGCTTGTCGTCCGGCACGGATGAGCATCCGGCCAGGGCGAGCAAGGCTACCATCCAGGGCTTCACTTGCGGAACTCGTCAGCCAGGGTCTTGGCCTTGGCTTCGAGGACCTGGGCGCGGGCAAAGTTCTTGCGATACGCCAGGGCGCCGACGGTAACGCCGGCCAAAAATGAAAGTGCAATAAAGATCATACCCGTTCAGCCTGTTCAGTATGGCCGGCGGGTCAAACGTTTCAGCCACCTGTAAACCTTGCCGATCTGCTCGAAGCTCGCGTCGTGCTTGATCATGTTGGCCATACGGCTGATGACCACGACGTTTCCTGGCACATACCCCAGGGCAGGGTCGATCCGGTCCAGGCTGGGAGCATGCGGGTGAGGGATGTGGTTCTTGCCTGTCTCGTATGGCACCCCGAGGACCGGACACTTCGTTCCGATCGTGATGTCCTGCTCGGTAATCGAGAAAGGGATGCCAGCCCTCTTGGCCCTCTGGTTGGCAAGCGAAAGCAAGACGCGGGCCGGATGGCTTTTTCGGTATGCCCGGAGCCATTCGGTCCTGTCCTCTCGTTTCTTGGCCAGCTACCTGTCAGCGCCACTTACCGCTCCGGAGGAGCAGGCCGATCACGCCATAGTTAGCGAGATCCGCCCAGGAGTCTTCGACGCTTTCGTGGTTCACGGCCGTGTCGCCCTTAACCTCCTTAGTCAGGAGATTACGGAGACGACTGACCTTGTCCTGCGATCGCACCATGACCCCTAGCTCGCCGTTGAGGGTAATGTTGCTCGACCCGTAGTCCTGCTGTTTGCGGTCCATCAGCTGGGCTAGGGGGAGGATGGCGCGAAGGTACTCGCGACCCATCTCGGTCTTGAGGCCGAGCTCTTCGTGGAGCTTGTCGGCCAGGTCGTCGGTATTGATCATGTTGGGCATGGGAACATCAGCATGCCCCAGGCCCAACATGTGTCAACAGGTTCAGCGCCCGCCGGGCCGGCGCTCTCCTTCTCGTCCCTTGTCACTACCGCCCTCTCTTGCGCCTGGTTGCCCCTGGCTCTTGGGGGCGGCAGGACCGGCAATAAAGTCGGTAGCCATTTCGCGGAAGTCCTTGCTCGCCAGGATTTGGTTCACGATCACAGCCGCCGGCATGGGGATGAGTGCCGCGCTTGCGCCTAGGGCTACCGGTACTGCCCCGCCCCTAATTACCCCACCCGTTACGGCACGCTCTTTTCCGTTCTTCTTATCGTCGTTTCGGTTAAGATCTTTTACCAGGCGGTTACCCTCATCAAGGATCGGTGGCAATTGTCCTCGGCTTGCTCGGCTGGCAAACTCGGACTTTCCTCCAGCCATGCCGGTGTAAGTGAAGCCCTCAAGCAGGTGCTTCCACAGTGGCTTTGCCTTAACGTCGTCCTCGTGCCCAGAAAGCCATGCCCTGACAGCCAGGAACACTGCCGCAGATACCGCCATGGCTGGGATCGAGAAGGCGCGAGCGGCCATTCGTGTGCGTTCGTATCCGCTATAGTGCGTGGACTGTCCACCCTCAGACTCGTAACCGCGGGCGGCAGTCTTGACGTCACGGATCATGGGCTTCCCGATCTGTTGAAGGAACGTGGCCGGGTAGTTGAGGAACGTCATCGCGGCCTTACCTGCAAATGTATCCTGGCTGACGAGAGGGTTCTCCTTGCCACCTGGCTTCATGCCACGGTTGGTGTTCACGGAGGCTCGAGCGCTCTCCATCCGGATCACTTTGCGGGCGAGCTTGGCCATCGGATCGTTGCCCTTGATCGCGGAGTTGAAGTCATTGGCGCGGGCCGTCTCCCACCACTGTGCAAATGCGATCATCTGATTATCAGAAACACCAGCTCGACGTAGTCGCATGCGCGCTTCGTTGCGTAGGGTGAACGGATTGAGGCCCGGGTTAGGGTTGTTCTGTTGAAGCTTGTCCCATGCGCGAGCGAACAGGCCATCACGGAGGAACTCAGACACATGTGCGTCTAGGCGGATGGATGCGTACTTAGCGGCCATTGCCCGCTTTGCATTCTCAGTTGCCTCAATACCAAACGTGCGTGCAAGACCACCGGTTGCATGGGAAGTAACGCGTGCCAACTTATCAGTCTTTGTAGCTCCAGAAAAGTCAGATGCGCTCTCGATATTCCATGCGCTGTTTTCCATCATCTCATGTACTCCGGCGGCATCGATCAACCCGACGGCACGCGCAAGTTCCATAGATCCAGTCTCGCTGGATAGCTCCATTCCGATCAGCTTCTTGAGCTGTGCCTGCTGGCGTGGAGGAAGCTCAGTGACAATCGCCATGAATTGACCGAGCATATTGATGGGCGCGGTGATCGTCTGGCGTAGGTCGCCCGGGATAGCCTGGGCCTGGGCCTCGAGGAAGTTTGTGAGGGCGGTGCTCTTCAGCTTAGCCATATTGCTTAGGCCAAGTACGGAGACGGCGAGCGCGTGACCCTCCGTCGGTGCCACGTTGAGCACGCCGAGCGTGTCTAGCACCATGTTCTTGATCCGGGTGACGTCCTTATTAGACACCTTCTCGATGCGCATCTGCTTGACCATGTCGGTCCACTTGGATCCGTCCCCACCGAAGCGGCGGGAAAACTCGGCGAGCGTGGTCGCGCGCGCGATGTAGCTGTTCCATGCGTGGCGAGGATCGTTGTTGAAGTAGTCGCGTAGGATCCGTCGAGCGGCCGGCTCGAAGATGCGCTCGCGGGTGAAGTCGGCCTTGTTCTGGCCGGTACCCTGGGCCTCCAGTAATAGCCCCTGCGTAGCGTCTCCGCCGGCATTGGAAGTGTCAATGGCACCCAACAGGGCCTGTGCCTGATCGGCCGGCTTGGCGTTCTGAAGCTCATTGATCTCCTTATTCAGCGCATCCGTGCGCTCAACCATATCGGCAGTCATTCCACCCCGAGCCGCGGCCTGGTTCTGGATCTGCTGAATATAGTCCGTCAGGCGCTTGATGCGCATTGGGTTATTAAGATGGTAGGCCCGGGTGGCGTCTGCCACGAATGCCTGATCGTTAGTAATTACCTTCTCTGAGTTAAAACTGTGAGGCATGCCGTAGTCCTTGGCGTAGTTCACCTTCACGCCGGCCTCCCTTAGGTAATCGAAGAGCTCATCAGAGAAGGCCTGGAGGTTTGCAACGACCTGTCCTTCGGCTCCGGTCAGGGTCTTTTCGCCGGCCAGGGCCATAGCGATGTCCTGGTCGAGCGCCTTCAGATCCGCGTCACTGAGGTGGGCCAAGGGCTTAAACGCCTCGACAAGCTTGTTTCGGAAGATGCGGCGGTTGCCGTCGCGCTCCTCGAAGTAGGTTTCCTGGGCGCCCTCTGCTACATTGCCTCCAAGGCGGTTAAACATCTCTGCCACGCTCAGGATCGTCGGAGACTTGGTGTCCCTGGCAAGAAGGTGCATGTTTGCCACGATCGGATTGAGCCCCTGGAGGATACGGTCGTTGCCGGCCAGGCCGATTGCCGCCGCCGCGCTAACCAGGTCCATGTTAGTAACGGCAGACAGGGCGGCGCCTGATCGCGTCGCCGCTTCGGCCACGCTGGGGGTCATGGCCGCGACCGCGGCGAGCAAACCACCCTTCGGGGTGCTGACCTCTGGTAACGCTGGTGGCTGTGGCGCCGTCTCCTCGTCGCGGGCGCTGTAGATCCTGTCACGGCGGATGCCGTATGCGGCGTCGCCGTCTTCGGCGCTTGCGTAGTCGGGGGTCTTTTGTCCGAACACGATGTTAAGCGCGTCCAGCTCGTCGTTGATCTGGATGTCATCAGCGCCTAGCTTTCCTACCAGCTCATTTACGGCGTCCCGTTGGTCCCATCCCTTGAACGGAACAATCACCATGGTGGCGCCGGCCATCTTTGCGCGCTCGACAGCTTCGGCCGCCACAGCTACCTGAGCCCTCGGATTGTCTCCTGAGATCATCTCGACAGTCATGGTCCAGCCTTCATCCAGTTTCGGCTCATTACGCTGGATCTTCCCGTCGAGGTACTTGGGGCGCTTCGTGAAGACGTGGAACCTATCTGCAATAACGTGAGCACTTGCGATTTCATTTCCATCCTTGTCCCGGACGATGATCTCGTGAGCGCTGTGATCATTAGCATCAGGACCAGGACCGCCATAACTGCGATCAAATCCGTACTGATCCTCATCGAGGGGGCCGAACTCCATAGTGGATCCGGCCGGGAGGTTTTTCTTGGCCGTCGGGCTGTAAAGACTTTCGATCGGAGCAGACTCTTCATTGAAGAGCTGTTCCACCGGAACGAACTGGCGTCCTGCCGTCTCCTCGTCACGGGCGCTCAAGGCGACATCTTCTCCAGACGGATTTTTCCCGACGACGAACTCTTCGTAAGCTCCGCGCAGGCCGACATTCAATGCGATGACGTCGTCAATAGGGATAGAGCGACGCTCGATGTTTTTACCGTACTCCTTTGCTCCGGCTTCAGTGGAGTGCCAGTTTTGCGTGGCCTTCTGCATCTGATTACCATGTGCCCGATAGAGCTCGATCGTGTCTCCGAACTGCTGTCGGAGAGCGTCGCGCGTCTTGTTGAAGGCAGAGTATAGGTCAGACGGGGAGATGTTTGCATTATCTCCGTTCATGATCACGTCAACCGCGGTATCTTGATTAAATCTAACTCCAAGTGATGCTTCGGTAAGCGCATCAAAGACAGCACGATTAGAGGCAAGTTCGTCTGCCGCGATCTTTACGATCCCTGAAGGGATTGTGCTTACGCGTTCCCCTTCTGACTTGATCAGCTCAAGCTTCAATCCTCGTCCGGCACGAATGTCAAAACGATGACCCTCAAGCTCCATTCCAAGCTTGGAATAACGAGCCCCCTCTTCTCGGCTTAGACGCACTCTCCCTCCGGTAATCTGAGCGATCTCTTTCTTAATCTCCTCGATCCTTGACTTGCGTTGCTCGGCGGACATGGGTGCCTGAGTAGGCTCCTCGTCGCGGGCGCTGAATGCTTCAGGGCCGGTGAAGGGTCCGGCGTCGGTGAAGTCGTAACCGCGTAGACCAATCGGATCTTCGCCCAGGGCTTCGCCAAGCTTCTCCTTCACGTGTCTCTGCATGTCCGCCTTGATCTCAGGCGTGGACTGGTTCTTCTGGATCAGGGACACGCGGAGCACGTCGCCGGTGGCGTCGATGCGTCCGTGGGCCGGGCCGCTCAGCACGAACTGAGGGACGCCCAGGTCTTTTCCTGTGGTTCGATCAAACTCTCCTGCCAGGTTAGCCCAGTCAAGGTGTGTCGGGATCCGGGTCCACTCGGATAGGCCGTCAGACGGACCTGAGATTACGTCGCCCTGGTCGTTCATACCGGACGCGATCATCTTGTCGTTTAGATCAGAGACAGAAACCACGTGCATTTCACCCCGTCGGTCGATGGACCACAGGAACTGCTTTGTCTGGTCCGCGTCCGGGTCATGGCCAAGGTCGGTCCAGAACTTGATCTGTTTTGGCCCAGGGGCTCCGGCGCCCTTCTTAGCCAGGAAGAAGGCCTCGCGATAGCCGCCTGGGATGGGGGTGTTCTCGCCGTCGTCTCTAGATGAAGGGGTGCGCGGGATCGGCTTGTTGGGCTCCAGATTGTCAATGTTGTCGACGCGTGTCTGGCGCTCGGCGTCAGCCGGGCCCATGCGCCGACCGCGATAGTCAGCGGTTGTAAGGTTATCCTTTACCGGGTTCTGACCTCCGGTTCGATCGTAGCCATGAAGCTCCTCTCTCTTGAAGCCAGGAGAGTATTCTCCGCGTTGGAACTTATCCCAGATCTTCTCGACCTTGTCCTTTCCAAAAATGTCCATGAGTGACTTCTTCACCTGGGCAAAGAATGCTTTCATGCGGGACCATACTCCTGGCATATCCTGAGGGTTGGTGCGAGCGTCATCTCGAGCTGTAGCAATGTCGGCAACCTTGTCCGCAAAGTACTCCGAGAAGTTGGTAAGACGGTAGGTTTCGTCCGTGCGCTTGATGCGCCAGCGTCCGGTGTTGGTATCTCGGATAAAGTACTGCCCGATGAGCGAAACGTCCATGTCGTTTTTCGCCAGGAAGTCATGGATCTGCTCGCGCGTGAAGCTTCGGTCCAGCCAGTTGCCTTCACCGAGGAGCTCGCGGAGACCCTTCTTGTCCTTGAGCCACTTGGCTCGCTCGCGAAGGAACTGCTGGCGCGCCGCTTCGAGATCCTTTGCCGGGACCATGCGCTCAAGGTGGTGTGCTACCTCGTGCGCGAACGTGTACTTGAAGACGCCCGGACGGTTGGTGTTTCGAACGAAGATCTGCACTAGCTCCTTGGCCGGCTGGTAGCCTCCGCGCACGGCTTCGCCAGGATTGGCCTTGCTGACGGACGCGGAAAGGTTGTCAAGGTAGCCGTTCTCAATCAGGCTTTCGACGATACGGAGTGCGGCGGTTGCCTCCTCAATGGATAGGTTGCCGCCCCGGCGTAGCTCATTGACCAGGCGCTGGGCGATCTGCTCGCCTCCGCGTCGTCGGGTCTCTGGATTGGTGTTCCTTTCCTGTGCCTGGGATCGAGCGGCCTGCCGACGATCTAACTCCTGGGCCTTGCGGTCTACTTCAGCCCACTCGGCTTCTGTCCGGACTGTGGCCGGGGACTCGTCTCGGGCAGATCGCGCAGGTCCTGCTTCACTCCCCCCCGCATCAGCTTCAGGATTTGCTGGGCGTAACCCTGCATCTCCTTCAGCGGATCTGCGTTCTGAGTATCCGATGCGATCGCGGTTTCCACCGAAGACGCGGTAGGAGCCGTCGCCGGTGTATTGCTCGGTCGATTTGTCGAGAGCGGGGAAGGTTTGGGGGAAGTCGGTTTTTTCATAGAGTCCTTCTTGGAGCGCGCGGGTAGATGAGTCAAGGCTACTGTGCCCAACGGGCTCATTCTTAATGATATTCCAGCTAAGCCAGTGGATGTCCGAAGCTAATGGGCGCCGGCCAAGGATTGGCTCTAGCCACGAGCGGGCGTCGTCTGCGACCTTCTGTAGTCCAGACTCGATAAGGCTATAGACAGCTTCAGCAGACGACTCCTTGTCCAGGGTGTTGAGACTTGCGTAGGCACGCGTAGTGTCCTCCGGGATGCCGTTCTTATTGTACGAGAATACGCCGTCCGGGCCGGCCGTGAGCTCGAGGTGGGGAAACCATAGGTTCACGAACTGCCAACGGTCACCGATAAACATGTCACGTCGGGCAAGCGTAAGCAGATTGAACGATAACACCTTAAATCCAAAGCCGGAGCCAGATCCGAGGCCGGACTTGTAGATCTCTCGGCGCATTTGGGGGCCGGAAAGCTTAGGATTGTTGATAATGGCTGTGAGCTGGTCCCACTTCCCGTTCCACTTGGTAAGGGTAAGGTGGAAGGCGTTGGCATTAGAGATAGAGTTGTTGCCGGCCTTGAGTTCCGGGCCGAGGCGAATGGCGTCTCCGGTAAGCTTCATCCATTCCTCGCGAGTGAGGTTAAATGTACCGGCTACGGACTGGTCGATAGCACGTAAGATCTCCGGGCTATTGGTAAGCTTGATCCAGCCAGCTTCCTGCTCGAACGGTCCAAGCATCTTGCTTAGCGCACCCCACATGAAGTGAAGCGCAACCATGCGGGTAGGAAGCTGGCCCTTCATGGCAACAGCATGTACCGGGTCGAGCGATCCTAGCCCTGATACGGCAGACCTAATAAGCTCAGGGTTCTTTCCGTTTGCTTCGTCAAAGAATGATTTAAATGCGGCCGGGTCTGTGGCCCACTTGTGAAGGCGTAGCGGTGCCGGAGGAAGATCTCCAGTGCCTCCAGGGATAGAGAGTGAAATTACCTTTGACCAGTTCTCGGAAAGACCAAGATCAGGAAGGGTGAGAGAGTAGGCCCTAGCACGGTCAACGTTATCAAAAAGGTTCTGCCATTTTTCAGGGGTGTCGGGCGTCTGAGTAACTTTCTGGCCAATCTTTGGCGCGTTGCCCTGTAGGCCCACCATTGGGAATTGTGAGACAAGCTTTGCGTCACCCATCTTGTAATCAGTAACGCCATCCTTTACGATCTTGGCTTCGACCTTACGCTTAGCTTCAGCACCACTGTCTGCCTGAACGGACGTTACCTTGGATTGAGGTTTTCCCTTTTCATTCGTGAACTCATACGATACGTCGTAATTAGTAACACTAGACGGCTTAGAGTTTTTATCTGCCTGGCGGAGCTCCTGCTCGGTGTAGCCCTGTTGTCCCGCCGGCTCCGCGTCACGCGCGGACTGTGCGACGTCACCCTTGGGGCTCCATCCGAACTCATGAAGGCTGTTGCCCTCGGTGTAGAGATCGCCCGCCTTGACCTTTTGCTCGATAATATCAAAGCCACCATCAAACCTTTGGCCATGATCGCTGGCGTATGCCTTAGAGGGTGTCACCCAATCACCAGGGTTGATACTAGACGTGGATCCCTTGGGCACGGCACGGAACACGCTGACTTCGGCTTCGGGGTTTCCGCGTACAGACTGGATAAGACGGTGCATCTGGACGTCATCGGATCGACGGGCGCCATAATATTTTGCACCATTGGGACCATAAATATCGTCAGGATAGGTTCGGTCCATGGCATCAAGCGAACCCTCTCCGCTGGTTCCATCGGGGGCCTTGTGCGAACCCCTATAGCCGGCATCATCGCGAGCCGACTCCACCATTCCTTTTGGTCCAAACTGATCGGAGATCTGTTTCGCCTGGGCCTTAGGCACGGACACGAATGTAGACCTTGCTCCAAGCTCTTCAGCCGCCTTGAGGCGGTGGCGCCCGTTTGTGATAGACAGCTTTCCGCTGTCCGAATAGCCAAGCTCGGCGGGCTCAGCCCCACGGTAGTCGCCGGCTTGAATATATTCCTTGGCCCTTTGCGTACGCGTCACACCGCCGCGCGAAAGTTCGTTGCCGGGATTACGCACGCTCTCGCCTGGTGACGATCGCTGGTGCTCGTCGTTGATCAGCTTGGGGTCGACCTCAACAAGTTCAAAGCCGGAGCGGGTCGGCTTTAGCGCCTCGCGCGGAACCGTGTTATTTCCGGAAGATGGCTCATCCCTGGCGCTTAATACTGGCTGATCGTTAGTAGTGCTTGGCTGTTCATTTGTAGACTGAGTGACGCCGCGCGTGTTGGCTTCATGGGTTGACCCGAGAGGAATAAAATCAGGCAACGTTTCTGCTACCGCAGTACCCTCAGCCCGGACGGATGGAGCTCGTGGACCAGCTACTGGCTTCTCTCCTTCCGCCGGCGTAGATGGCTCAACGGTGGCCGTAGGTGCTGGCTGTGCCTGCTCCTGGCCGGCGGACGCGCGGCGCGCGTCTTCTCGAGCGGCAAGGTCAGCAAATGCTTTCTGGACTTTAGCCCTATTGGATTTGATCCAGGTGACTTGCTGTTCGGGGTGAAGGTTCGCCGGCATACCTTGAGCAATAAGGGCTTCAAGTTGCCACTGGTTGAGGGTGCTCGGTCCGCTCGGCTTACCGCCAGAACCTACCTGTGGGCCAGGATCGGATCCAGCGCCCGGTGCTCCGACGTTGGTGCCAGCCATCTTCTCCCTGTAGTATTGAGCGGCTCGACCACCGCCGGCGTGGATCGTACGGAATAGAGCGTCCTGAACGGCAAACATTGTTGCCGTGTCAGCCACACCTTCTCCGAGAGGCTTACCTGACATGTAGTTGGTACCTACCTGCTGGCCGGCACCGATAGTGACGGCGGTACCGAGTCCAGCGATCTGACCAGCGGCCGAAGATGCTAAACCTTGCGCGGCCGGGGTCAGTGCAGACTGAGCTAAGGCCCTTCCGGTTGCCGCCTTGGTGAGCGCTTGGGCGCCGCCAGGCAGGAGACCTAATGCAGTTCCGCCAACGGCGCTGACGGCTCCAATCTTCATAGCAAGGCGATCCCTGTAGGACACGAAATCAGGATCACTCATCGCAATCTTCATCCCCTTCTCACTGGTAATATCAATCCCCTTATCTGCTCCGTATTGTTTTAGGGCCTCGGCCTGAACAACGTTGTAAGCTTGATTACCCATGACTCCACCCGACGCACCAGCCGCCGCAATGTGTAGTGGAATAGTTGCGGGAGCCGCTAGACCTCCCGAAAAGAAATCGACCGCGGATAACCCAAGTTGTGGTGCCAGTGCGTACGCCATTGGCTCTGCCCCCTGGAAGATATGACTTACCATGTTGGGATCACCTGGATCGCGACGGGTATTAGCTTCAATGCCAAGATCTGCTTCCACCATGGATCGCTTGATCTGAAGAAGCTTTTCCGCGCGACGCGCGGATCTGAGTAAGCGATCAACCTTAACTGGCTTGAAGCCCATTCCACCGCTCATACCTCCGGTCATCTTGCCGGTCTCGTACGTGTCATCAATTCCGCCAGCTTCATCAAGAGACGCCTCCTGCGTAACCTTGGCAAGATCGTTCATAGCCCCCTGCTTGACGGTATTCCAGTGTCCTAGCGCGACGGCATCGACCGTGTCTCCACCAAGGCTGAAGCTCTGTGTTGGCTTTACCGGAGATGGCTTGGGGGCGCCCATTGGCTTTGCCTTAGGAAGATTGAGCGGGATCTCGTCAGGCAATACTGCGTTGGCGTCTGCGGAGAATACCGGTTGATTGTTTGCGGATCTAGACCTGGCATGCTCAACCGCTTTTGACACAATAGACTGGTTCTTGCGGGGGTCTCCTCCGGACAATAAATAGCTCTTTTCCTCAGGGGTAAGCGTGGGGACAAGGGTCGGGATCTGTACATCCTTACCGTCAATGTTTACTCCAATCGAGATCTCGGTGGCAACACGATCTGAACCGTCCGTCATCTTGAGGGGGCCGAAGTACCCATTACCTTTCTTGGTTCCGTCCTCGCGGTTACCGTACCCGCCGGCAAAAAGAGACGACAGACCAGCAGGCTGGGGGTCGAGGGGGATAAAGTCGGGAGCGCCTTCGAGTTCGGACATGCTTCTATGACTAATGACGAACCGGACTAAGTCCAGACATCACTGATCACGGCCAATTAAATTGGGCTTACTTGATGCGACTCAGGCCACCAGGCACCTTGCGATACGCAGTGTTACCGATCTGTACGACTGCACCCTCCGGGGCATTAATGACTGGACCATTGGGATCGTTGATCATGCCAAGGTTATCCGGGTGCACTATTACAACCTCCCCAACATCCATGCCGTTTTCATCTACCGACACATCGCCAATAGGCTTAGCTTGGGCTGGGCGTGGGTAGGTAATCTGCTTGTCCGGAGACCATCTATTTTTCTCCGTAAGTACCTCTTTCTTTGGAAGGTATCCTAACACTGCGATAGCACGCTCAACTGCATTCTCGCGTGTAGCCGCCTTTGATGCAATTAGGGCCTGTGCGGTACGCATGATCGGCTGGACCACTTCTTCCTCGCTTGGAGGAACCCACGTTCCGTCTTCCTTGGTCATACCAAATAAGCGAGAAATGTCACCGGCTGGATCGCGGGTTACGAATGGCTGGCTGTTGGGATCTACCTTTCCAGTTCCGGATCCCGAGAGAGCACGGATCTTTGCGACATCATTAGCTCCACTAGCGGCGATCCTGGCGACAGCTTCCTTAGATCCAGCGTCAATGTTTTTACCGGCTACAAGCGACGCAAGCGTGCTATCAGCCTTTGCCTTATTTACGGCATCAGCCCTAGCTGATGTTCCAGAGAAATTAGATCCTCCAGCTGAAGCAAAGTTAAGCCCAATGGCGGCACGACGGATCTCGTCTTCAGTTGCTCCAGGTTTATTCAAAAGACCAAATGCCTGGTTTTTATTACGACCAGCAAAGACGTCTGAAACGCTGTTTGACCTGGTAAAGCGGATAGCGGCACGCTCCATTGGATCGGTGATGCCAGCGGCGATCAGTGCTTCATCTGTGAATGCCTTGTTCTGGTCTTCTGTACCTGCGGCACGTGCAGTGTGGTATCGGGTCTCGGCGTCAAAGTTACGCGTGCGAGCCTGTAGCGCCGATCCTTCGGCCGCTGACTTAGGGTCGAATATAGATAGCAGGTGGCCAAGCCCAGCCTGGATGTTAGGGTCTCCCCCGGTATTAATTTTTTCGGCCATTATCGTAATCTGTAGCCATTGCTGGCCGATTTTTGGAGGATATCCCCAATGCTAAAAGGCTTCGGCATGCTTGCAAGCGGCTGGGTTGTCCAACCAGGAACGTATGGTCCGGCGCCAATCCCAAGACCAGGCACGGATTCACCGGTAGAATTAAAGCCGGCGGCTAGACCAGTTATCGGGCTGGCAGTTATCGGGGTGCCAAACCAGCCAGACCCAACCCCAATGCCTGAAATTGTGCCGGCCGTCGATAGGACCGAGCCCAGGGTGCGAAGGCCCTCGCCCTTGCGGGACGCGGCCTCGAGCTCGACCGGAAGTACGTCGGAGGATCCTTTTGCAAAATTGGCTATGCGTCCAAGATCCTGATTTGTTCGTGCGTTCAAGATCGAGTTATTAAAACCTACGTCATTAAATCCAGCAAGCTTTGCCCTGGCGGCACCCTGTTGAAGCGCGTATCCAAGGCCCTTTGCGGCTTGAGTTGCATTCTCTCCAGCAACGAGTTTTGCGGCAGAACTGTCCCCGGCGAGATTTGCTCCGGTAGCTTCGACTGGCGCCTTGACCTCGGCAACAGCCGCATCGGACGCGGCCTTACGTTCTCCTTCTGCCTTCTTCATTCCGGCATCGGTAGCATCTTTACCAGTACTAGACCGGTTCTCTATGGCACGAGCATCGGCTTCTGATTGAAAGCCTTTCTGACGGATCCGCTCAGCTTCGCGCGCTCCGTCCTGGGCCCTCTGGGCCTTTCGTACGCCGGCGGCGTTGGCCGCGGCACCGGCGGCGGTCAAAGCAAGAGCAATGAGGGGCGTGCACATTGTTAGTAAAAAAGTCCTGGTTTCCTAGAGCTAGATCCACCGAAGCCAAAAGCATCCTTGAAAGGCTTCAGTCCAGGGCCACCGGAGTAATTACCGGCCTGGTTTGCGCCGGCAAGAACCGAAGTGGTGTTCTGGAACAGATTGGCAAGGGGGCTAAATTGGTTCTGCATAGCCAGGATACCTGCCTGACGAAGGGCATTCTGTCCGGCAAGTCCGGCGTCAGAGGTCATATTGACCTGTGAAATTAGGTTATTGCGTTGTTCCTCGACCGCCTGCTTGGCTTTCTGGATCTCAGAGGTTGCTCCCTCGGCGATCAGCTGGCGGGCCGCGGCGTTATCGCGCATAAGGATGCCGCCTTGGCGCGCGGACTCGCTCGACTGACCAAGGCCGGAACGAGCTAGGCTGTAGGCAAGCTGGTCTCCGACCTGTTTGTACTGGTCATTGACCTGTGGGGTTACGAACCCGCGGTAAGCATTGGCGCGATCACCATAGAAACTATCGTCAAATCGTTCAAACTCTTTATTGACGTTGCCGACACCCTCCTTGACACGCGCCTGGCGCTCCATCTCGTCACGACGAGCCTGTCCCGCGCCGCCGTCGCCTCCTCCGCCTCCGAAGCACATTATAGTGTGGCCCTGATGGGCTGTTTATGACCGAGGTTTCGCATCAGTTGGATTATGCGAGTGAAGGTGTCTTTGTCCAGCAATACACCAGGAAGGCCTCCCCGGCCTTTCCGTAGTTAGAGCTCTCTGACTCCTTATAGGCGCCAAGGACCTCAAGCCAACGGTGGGCCACCTCATGAGAAGCCATGCTTCGGCATTCTAGCCGGTGCCAGCCTGCGGCATCTAGGGATGGGAAGAATACCCGCCTGGCAAAACGGTGCACTGAAGTTGATATCTCGTCGAAACGGTCGGTCGCGAACATCCAGATTGACCATACACCCTCCCACATTGGGATGGCGCCACAGCAGACTACGGGCTCCCCGTCGTCTGTATGGAGCACAAAGCCAAAATCCCCGGAGAGTAGCACCTGGCCGCTGAAGGACGTGGGGTCATCAGACCACCGGGTAGAGAAGATCTCCTCACGGTCCTTGGAGCGCATGTTGTGCACGACGTGGTGCACGCCATCCGGGTACAGCTCACTCGCTTTCATTGAACTCGAAGTGGCAGATCAGGTTTGCCAGGCGAGCGTATCCGGGCGACTCATTGACCATGCGGACGC